AATTATAACGTATCAGTAAAGTCTTCTAATTATCAGGTTCTTTCAGAACCTCAGAAGAAGTACAATGTTGGGGTTAATTATGAGATCCCTAGTAAGTATCTTCAGTATGGTAATGAGATACTTAACGTATCAAGTTGGGTTTTTAATTCAACGAATAAAACATTCCCATTAATTGATAATGCAGGTGATCCATATACTCCAGCAAATGATCAACAATTAATTGTTGCGGTTGATGGATTAGTACAAGTTCCTGGTATTGATTATAGTGTTAGTGGAACTAATATAGTTTTTAATGCTGCTCCACAATCAGGGCAGAAAGTATATGTTGTAGCATTATCTACAACTGCGGATTTAACAAGGACAATTAACTTTGTTGTTGATGCTGGTTCCGCACCAATGTCTTCTGGTGTTAAAGGAGATATGACTCTTGATGTATCTGGAAAGATTCAATCTTGGACTATAATTGGAGATCAAGCAGCACAAGTTCAATTTGATATAAAGAAAGTTGACTACGCTAATTTCCCTAATTTCTCATCTATATGTGGGACGGAAAGACCTACCTTGGGTGATATTAGTCAAGCTACTACCCAAAGAATAAATCAGAATACATCACTCTCCACATGGAATACTGCATTGACTGCTGGAGACATTTTACAATTTGAGATTGTATATGCTATAAATATACAGAGGTGCGTAGTTTCAATGAAGCTAGCACTTTAATAAATAACAGTAACATAGGAAAAGACACGAGGAGTAAACTTAAATGGCACTGCTAGTTACCGACCAGGGTGAGATTGATTCACTCCGTACCTTATTGAATTCAACGCATTCAATTCCAAGGAACTTGATATTGAAGCTCTACACAGGACCTTCAACTGCACCTTCGGAACAGGATGTTCCTTCCGCAACGAAATATTTTGAACCATATAATGCTTCAAACTCCAGTGGATATGGATCTGCTCCTAATACAGGATATCATTCTGTTGTAAATAATAGAACTGAGGAAGATCAAGATTTCTCAGCTAACTATGGTAGACTCCTAAATGGTACTCGTTGGACAATTGCTACTACTGCTTCTGGTGCTGGTATTGCTAGAACATTTTCTGGTACATCTGGAACATATCAGATTGTAGTTGCACCCAACACTACTGATATTAAAAAAGGTGACTATGTTACCGCTGCTTCTGGTATTCCTGCAAACACCTATGTTGTTGATATTGACGGTAACAATATTGAGATAAGTCAGAAGTTAACTGCAACTATTACTGCTGGTACAGCATGTACATTTGCCGTTGGTAGAACAACTGCTACTTATCCAGAGCAAGTATTTACATTCTCTCAAGCTGCTGGTGATGTTTATGGATATTACTTAGCACGTGCTAACAACATGCCTGTTACATTACAAGGTGTTGTTGATGGTGGTACAGTTGCTGCTCTTGGTACTTCAATTGAGAAGGCAGGATGTAAGGGAGTTATTGGTAACGACTATATTGAATTATTAGAAACAGATTTCACTAGGACAATTACTTCTGGTGCTTCTGGAGCATATGTTATCGTAGTTAATGCAAACACCGATGTTGCAGTAGGACAAAGAGTTTCTGGTACAGGAATCGCAACAGGATCACGTGTTTCTGGTATTGATGGAACTAGCATCTATGTTGATAAAGCATTGACTGGTGCTGCTTCTGGTAATGCTACATTCACACCAGATGTTGCTAAAGAATTAACTGTTGGACAAGCAGTTTCTAAAACAGGTGGTGGTGGACAAACAGGTCCAGATGCATTTGCTGCTGGTACAACTATTACAGGTATTGATTATTCTAAGCAGAGTGGTGAGATTGGACCAAAAGTTTATCTAAGTGCTACACTTACAGATAACATTGGTACAGCAAGTAGCAATGACAAGGTAGACTTTGATTACTCTGTATTGACATCAGATCCTAGTGGTTCTGCTGTTGATCATGGTTTGAATCCTGGTGATGTTATTTACATTGCTCAAGGTAGTACAAGTACAATTACTGCACAGCATTACACAGTTCACACTGTTCCAACAAGTAGCACACTTACTACAACTCCTGCTCTTTCAGGAACTGGAGATGCTACTTTATACCCAAGTATATTCTTCGCAGAGAAGTTTACAAATGGTCCTTACAGTATTCAAAACAGTGGAGACCAAATTAAAGTTACTCTAAATGTCAGCCTAGACTGATTATACATAGAGTATACCCAATTTATATTAATTACTTGGTGGGGGTTGCGTTATGCGACCCCTTTTTTATTGGATTCTAGGTTGCTATGGCTCAATACGTCTATACCTCAGAAAGTGGATCACGTCTCATTTCCGATCACGGAAGTGATGTTTTAAACAGCCAATCTGACGAAAGACAATTTAGACCTAGACTATACAATACTATTGAGATTGAAGATTTTGTATATGAATCTTGGCCACCTTTATTGAGATATCGTGGTGGTGCAAGTGTTGTTTATTATGATTCTCCTATAACAGCTATCGTATGTAGTAATGGAATTTGTGTATATTCATACGAAGCAGGTAATGAATCTGAAACTATAAGTCAGCATGGTCCTAGTACTGTTGATTATCTTGGACTACGAACTATTGCATCGTTTAGTAGTGTAAGAGGACATGCTACTCGTGTACTTAAATTTATTGGTGCTGCTGAATCTAGAACATACATTTATGATGCAACTATATTTGATCCTTGGGTTGAGATTGACTACGGATTAATTACTTCTAATGCAGGAAGTACTGAAGATAATGGATTGGTAACAGGTCTTGATCAAGTTACCTCTGTGGATCATGGATTTATATGGCGTTTAGGTCAAGTAAGATCATTCGGATTTGTTAAGACAGTTGGTGAGGCTCAAGCAAAAGCCACTAATGCATGGGTAGGTGAAGGTAAGATTACCATATTCAGTAAGCAGAAGGGTGCTAACTTCTACAAGTGGATCACGGATGGTAAGGTCCGAAGTCTTACAGTACATGGTACTGCGGACGTTGTATTTTCTCCTGCTCCCAAGGGCAGGGGAATTCTTCCGCTGCAAGGAAATTGTAGCGAAGTTTGGATACCTAGTGTATTCCCTGGATCTGGATCACTCAAGAAATTTAACGGTGCAGCAGAGAGTCTCACCTTCAATCCTCTTGAGAAGCAAATGCTCTTCTCCTTCACAGGTCAAGGAGCACATAGTAATACAGATATAATATCTGGATCTGGTAATTTATTCACATTCTCTGGAGCAGTAGAATCTAGAACTCTTAGTGAACGTGGTATAGGTCTTTATAGAATAACAGGAACAGGTAAGACACATTATGTTCCTGATGTTAAAGGAACTGGAAGGATTCCAATCTTTAGAGGTGCAGCTGAGTCTCTAACTTGGAACCCATTAGAAGAACAAATATTATTCTCTGTTCATGGAATCAGTGCAGAGAAACATACAGAAGCATATCGTGGAACTGGAAGTATCAGAAAACTTTCTGGTGCTGCTGAATCAGTTCGTTGGGCTGCTCAACATACACAAGGTCTCTTTAGAATTGATGGGGATTCTGTTGATACTAGAAGAAGACATTGTATTGGTTCTGGTTCATTTAAGAAATTCTCTGGTTTATCTGAATCTCTTACATTCAATCCTCTTGAGAAGCAAATGCTCTTCTCCTTTACTGGAGAAAGGATTAGTGAGAAGCATACTGAATCCTATGTGGGATCAGGAAGAATTAGAAATCTTGCTACACTTGAAGCAGAGAAAGGATCATTTGATTATGTTGGTTCTGGTGGTATTAAACTATTCCCAAGAAAACCAGAAGTATATCAGTTATCAGAACTTGCAAACTTCACACTTGATAACTACACTCTTGTTAATGAATTTATTAATCTTGGTTATATTCAGAATTACACTGACTATACCAATCTTGCAGATGGAACTCTTAACTGGTTAAGTCATGAAACAGGGCATGAGAAGAATACTGATGCCTACAACAATTCTGCATGTGAAGATGGAATAGAACTTGATTACGGATTTATTATTAATCAATCCGCTAATCTATCTTGTATTGCAGTTAGTGGTACTATCTCCACTAACACCACTGCATCAAGTGGATGTACTAAGGTTGCACCTGGAACAACACTTGCTATTGCTCCAACCAATACTTATACAATTCCACCATCAATTACAACACCAACATCCTCTGAAGATTTTGGTCTTGTATCTGAACCTAATGCACCAGAAGCAAGAGACTACGGATGGATACTTGATAGTCTTTCTAAGGTATGTCCATTTGGTACATTTGATATTACAGGTACTGCTAAGACTCATTACGTTGAGAATATTATTAGTGATGGTGGTCTTAGACTATTTGGTGAAGCAGATTCCTTCTGGACTCCACCTTACTACGGTGGTGGTTGGACTCCAATCACAGGTATTGTTGATGAGTCGTTTACACCAGCTCCTCATATTGGAGAAGGTAGTCTCTTCACAATGTCTGGTGGAGCAGAGTCTATATCTATCGGTGCTGTTGCTGGTGGTCTCTTCAAATTTGGTGGAGATGGATTTATACTATTCAGTCTCCAACACTTTACTTCTGGTGGATTCAGAATTTTTGGAGATGGTGCAGAACCAAGAACAAGAGTACATGTTGGATCTGGTTCACTCAAGAAGTTCAGTGGTGCAGCAGAGTCTGCTACTTGGAACCCATTAGAGAAGCAAATGCTCTTCTCCTTTACAGGAGAACACGAGGTCAAGTTTGTTGCCAATCCTCCAGAAGAAGGAACGGAGATTCGTCTTTCTGGAGATTCCTTCCCAGTATTCTTTATACCCAAGTATCCAGGATACGGTGTTATCAAGGTTACTGGAGACAGCACTTCCAAGACAACAAACCCATTCATTGGCTCTGGATCACTCAAGAAATTCAGTGGTGCAGCGGAAAGTATTACTTTCAACCCACTGGAGAAGCAACTTCTATTCTCCTTTATTGGATCTGGTACAGAAGCATTTGTTGCAAATCCTCCAGAGGAAGGAACCAATATACGTCTTCGTGGAGAAGCGGTTACCAAACTGGACAGCACCTATGTGGGAAGTGGCACAATTCCTATATCTGGAGATGCAGTTTCCAAGACAACGAAACCATTTGTTGGCTCTGGTTCACTCAAGAAATTCTCAGGTGCTGCCGAGAGTATTACCTTCAACCCACTTGAGAAGCAACTTCTATTCTCATTCACTGGAGTTGGTTCCGAACATACTGTTACCAAAGAGAGTGGTTCTGGTAGATTATTCACCTTTAGTGGATCAACACAAACAATTACTTCTGCATTTGAGAGTACAGGTTTATTCAGAATTGCTGGATTTACTGACTTTACTAGATCTAGAGAATTTATTGGTTCTGGTTCATTTAAGAAATTCAGTGGTGCATCAGAATCTCTTACTGTTAATCCAGATGAGAAGCAACTTCTCTTCTCCTTTACAGGGGCAGGATCACAACGTACAGTTGCTGTTCCTCCAGAAGGTACTGGTAGTATTTCAATATATCCAGAAGCTTCTGATATCAGATTTGTTCCTAATTGGAACTCTGTTGGTGGAGTTAGAATCAATGTTCTATCTGATTACAGATACTGTCCTGTCTGGATTGGTTCTGGTTCACTTAAGAAATTCAGTGGTGCTGCTGAATCTCTCACGGTTAATCCACTTGAGAAGCAACTTCTATTCTCATTCACTGGAGCAGGATCTGAAAGTACTGTTACCAAGACAACTGTTGAAGGTGGAACTCTCAGACTTGGTAACACTTCAAGAATTGTTTGGGTTCCAAATAATATTGGATCTGGTACTACACGTCTTAGTGGTACTGCAACTACACATTATGTTCCAGATATTAAAGGGGAAGGAAGACTTTATAATCTTATTGGAGCATCAATTTCATTCTCAGTTGATATTACTACAGTTCCATCTCTATTCAGAGTCTATGGAAATAGTGATATTGCTCGTAGCAGACCTTACACTGGATCTGGATCAATCAGAAAACTCAGTGGTGTTGCTGAATCTATATCCTTCAACCCAGATGAGAAGCAAATGCTCTTCTCCTTCTACGGATTTGGAGGTCTTGCAAGAACAAGAAGTGAAGTTGGTCAAGGTACAGTCAAGGTATCTGGAAATGTAGGTGTCAAGTTTGTTCCTGCTATTATTGGTTCTGGTACAACAAGACTTTCTGGAGATGTATACACAACCACATCAAGAGACTTTGTTGGATTTGGTTCTCTCAGAAAACTCAGTGGTGCAGCGGAATCTCTTACTTGGAATCCAGAAGAGAAGCAAATGCTCTTCTCCTTTATTGGCGAAGGTGCTACTCCAAGAACATCCAAACTTCTCAGTGCTGGTGGTACTCTTGCAGTCAGAGGAACTTCTGGAGATCCCCTACTTACATTTGCGGAACAACCAGAAGTTCAAGTCTCAGTCAGCGGAGATAGTTACGACATTCGTACCTTTGGATATGAAGGTTCTGGAAGAATATCAAATGTTAGTGATGCTGATCCATCATATGTACGTGCTCCTTATATCGGAAGTGGTAATGTCAGAATTTCTGGTATTGGACTTGTACAAGTACAACTATTCCAGCCACCACATACTCAGGTCTGGATTATCTAACACATAAATATACTTTGAATGATAGTGCATAGATGAAATGACCACTCAGGTACAGTTTAGAAAAGGCACGACACCAGAACACGCACAGTTTACTGGTGCTAATGCTGAGATAACAGTTGATACTGAAAAGAAGACTGCTGTTGTACATGATGGTACTGATATTGGGGGTTTTGAATTACAACGTGCTCGTTGGGAAGTTAAAGATTCTAGTGGAGGTTTAACTTGCGGATTACGTTATCTTATTGATACTACAAATGCAGCATTAACTTTCACGATGCCTTATGAAGCAAATGGTATAGTTCCACATGTGGGAGATATGCTAGAAGTCGTTGACTTCAAAGCAACTTGGGCAATAAATAGTGTAACTTTAACTGCTAGTGGTAGTCAAAAGTTTTTGAATAAATTTGGAAATATTGATACTACATTTATTATGGATGTTGCTGGACTCTATGTTCAGTTTATTTGGGACGGAACATACTGGAGGATCTTAGCGTAATGGCTTTATATCTTAGTGCAAGTACTGGAGAAACACAACAAACAGTTGCTAACTCCAATGATTTTACAGTTCATGCTCTGCGTAGAGACGCAGATGGTATGCTCTGGTATACAGTAGCAAGATCTACTGAAGATGAAGTCTTTGATTTTCATAGAACAGACGGTGAAGAATATGAAGATTTTCTTCAGGGAGCTGAGTATGTAACAACATCTGGACCAAAGACATTAACAAATGACCCAGATGATAAATACCAACAATTTAGATTTGACTTTAGAAGGATAACCTATTTCATTGACGATGATGGTTACCTAGTCGCAAGACTAAATAAAGCATATGATCACACAACTAACGGACCTAAGTAGGATTTTTACAAATGGCAGATTTTAGACTCGGCAGACTTAAGTTTAATTGGAAGGGGGCGTGGACCACTTCTACTGCTTACGTCATTGACGATATAGTCAAGTACGGTGCAAATGCATATGTATGTACAACGAACCATACATCAGCAGCGAATGAGAATTTATTCTATTCTTCTGACGTTAGCAAATGGTCAGTCCACACAGAAGGTGTTGTCTCTAAAGGAGATTGGGCTGCTTCTACTTGGTACAAAATAAACGATGTAGTCAAGTATGGTAATTCACAATATCTTGTTACTACTGGACATACATCTGCTGCTACTTTTTCCGATAGTAATTTCTCTACTTACTTAGAAGGTCTAAAATTTGAAGATAATTGGGTTGCTTCAACAACATACCAAGTTGGTGATATTGTAACTTATAAGGGATATACTTATTCTGCCAAGTTAAATCATACTGGTCAAACAGCAGCTCCAAACTTAGATACTACTAACTGGGTTGTTGTTACAACTGGTTTCTCTGCTCAAGGAGATTATGCAACTTCAACAGCATATGCTCCAGGTGATGTTGTTAGATATGGTGGTTATTCTTATGTTTGTACAACATCTACAACAGGTAATGCTCCTACAAATACAACATATTGGAAACTTTTAGTTGAAGGATTTAAGTGGACTGGTGCTTGGTCATCTGGAACAGTATATCAAAAAGGTGATATTGTTAACAGAAACTCTAACACTTATATCTGTATAACTTCTGGTACTACTGGTGCTGCACAAGCTCCTGAATTAGATACCAATGGTAACTACTGGAATTATATTGCACAGGGTGGTGCTGCTGCACAGGTACTTCAAGAAACTGGTGACTTACTTTATCAGGCTGCTGGTGGTATTAACAGAATAGCACTTCCAGCTGGATCAACTGGTACTGCTGCTGAACAAGCTGCTGCAAGTGGACAAGTTTTAACAGTTGGTGGTTCACCTTTACTTCCAAGATGGGAAACAAATAACACAACAACTAGTGTTTACTATGTTGCTGAAACTGGTCTTGATACTAATAATGGTCTTCAAATCTCTAGAGCATTTAAGACTATTCGTTATGCAATGGATTATATCACGGCATTAACTGGAAATGATAAACCATCTTTAACAAATCCAGTTAGTGTTTATGTTAAGGCTGGTGTTTATGAAGAAAGTCTTCCTATTCATATCCCTGCATATGTTTCTATTATTGGTGACAACATAAGAAACACAATTGTTAAGCCAATTGCTGGTAATTCAGATCAACAAACTTTAACAGTTGCT